ATTTGGATCTGTTTTAATGAATGGAAACGTGAGCAATTCTGTAGCACAGCTTTATTCTCGAGCGCGAGTTCAAGTGGGGACTGTCGGATCTCCCGTTTCTCCTGTTCCTGGAACAATATTTAATGTAGGTCAATTATTTTCTATTGGCGATGAAATATTCACGGTTTATCAAACAGGAGCTCCCGCTTCAATGCTAGCCAATGTACCGGATATTGTTGTGGGAACAACTGATGGATTGGGAAATGCGGCAGGAACAACAGCAAGCGGAAATGGAGCGCTTGGTCAGAAATTTATCATCGGATCCCAAACTTTTACCGTTACACTTGTTTCTGGAGCACTGACAACTTCAGGGCCCGCAACAGGAACATTTGATACCACAACTGGCGCATTCACATTCACCGGAGCGACGGCAAATACAAGTATTTTATGGACAACCAATGCAACAGGAACATTTGATACCACAACTGGCGCATTCACATTTTCACAAATAGGTCTTGATCCATCAACGCCAATATTTTGGTATCCAGCTCAACCAATTATGGGAATAGTGAACTATTTTGATGGCGATCCCCTTGGAGAGCCCACATTTGTATTTGATACACAATTTTCCTATTCATATACCGGTTCTGCGTGGCAAAGGCTAGGAATGGCGCAATGGACGGGAAGCGATTCTGATTTTTTCTGGGCAACTACTTGGAGCGGCGCACTTCCTGCGGATAAGATAATATTTGTAGTTAATAATGTCGCTGCAGATGGTGTTAAATATTGGGATGGAACAACTTGGACAACGCCAACCTTTGCGGTCACTAATACTATAAATATTGAAACAGCACTCATGGTTGTTGTATTCAAAAACCGTGTAATTTTGCTCAATACCCTTGAGGGTGGACAGCGATATACCAATAGAGCTCGATGGGCTGCATTTGGAAATCCGCTAGCAGTTAATGCATGGAGACAAGATATTCCAGGCAATGGTAACGCTATTGATGCTGGTACCAATGAGAATATTCGGTCATGCTCGTTTGTTCGTGATCGCCTTGTAGTCTTCTTTGAAGAATCTACATGGGAATTAGCATTTACGGGAAACCAAGCGCAGCCATTCACGTGGCAAAAAATGAACTCAAACCTTGGCGCAGACGCAACTTTTTCTGTGGTTACTCTTGATAGAACTGCACTTGTTGTTGGTAATGTGGGGGTTCACGAAACAGATGGGCGAGGAGTTGTACGGGTTGATGAAAAAATTCCAGACTATGTATGGGAAGTAACTGCAACAAATGCAGGAACTGAACGAGTGCATGGTATTTATGATTATTTTGCTGAACAAGTCTATTGGACATTCCCCAGTGTGGATACTAGTGAATTTAGCAACACCTATCCCAATAAAGTTCTTGTATATAATTATGTCACCAAGTCCTGGGCATTTAATAATGATACATTTACCACATTTGGTTATTACTATGCAAAAAGCGCATCTGCTATCGATTGGGATAATATAGATATTACATGGGACGATAGTTATGTGAGTTGGGATTCTGGTATTGGTCAACCCGGTAACCAAGATATTCTTGCGGGAAATCAAGAAGGATTCATATTTATCATCAATCCATTTCAGACAAGAAATGCACCCTCATTACAGATCACTAATATTACATTAAGTGGTGGAAATGTTCTCATTACCGCAATAAATCACAATCTTAATGTAAGTGAATTTGTAAACATAGAGAACGTTGGCGGATTAAGGGGAGATACTAGCGGATCATTTAATACAACCGCTATAGTAAATGCCGATCAAATTATTGTACAGGCTCCAGCAATACAAGCTGCTTTGGCGGCAGGAGATGTATATACCGGCGGTGGAACTATGGCTCGAATTTCTCGAATAGACTTACTCACCAAACAGTTCAACTTTTATATTTCAGAAGATAGAAATGCATATATACAAAAAGTGAATTTCTTAGTTGATAGAACAGATTTTGGGCAAATAACCATCGATTATCTTTTGGGATCAAGCCCGAATGGAAGCCTGGATGACGCGAGTAATAGTGGCTCACTTTTAGGAACGGGCGTACTGGAAACTTCTCCTTATGCACTCTATCCCCAAGAGCAGTCCCAAGAGCGCGTGTGGCATCCTGTATATTTACAAGCAGATTCAAATGAAATTCAATTGAGAATTTATCTTTCAGATGATCAATTGTCTGATCTGTCTATAGCAAGAAGCTGGTTCCAAATGCATGCCATGACTTTCTATGCAACTAAAACATCTTCACGAGTGGAGTAATTTATGGCAAATGGAGAAGTACAAAATTTTGGATTTTATCTACCGACCACTACTATCTTTGATGCAGAGCTAATAAAAGATATCGAAGTTACCTCGGATGAGTTTAAGGAACTTATTATTCAACTTTATCAAACAGTTAATAATATAGCTTTATTGGCTAATGCTAAAACGACTGGATTTTATTTTTTGCAGGAATTTAATACCGGAGAGCAACTTTTTAACGCAAATGATGATATTAATAATCTGCGTCCCATGTTTTTTACGGTAGTTAATTTTGGCGCATTGCCCGCTGCGGGAACAAAATCAGTTGCGCATGGTATAACAAATATAGATTTAAATTATACACCGATTGTTGTATCGGGAGCATCTGTTAATCCTGCAACTGTAACTTGGATACCAATACCATATACTTCTGCTTCAGCAATCGCTAATAATTTAGAGATAACGGTTGATGCAACTAATGTTAATATTACTACTGGCGGAACGGATTATAGTGCTTACACGCGAACGCTGGTATTGTTAAAATATGTTAAATATTAGAAGGAACTACGATGGGATGTAAAAGCGGTTCTTGCAAGGCAAAAGGAAAGAAAAAAATGGAACAACCAGGATCATCTCAGCCATCAGGCGGATCACAAGGGTTCAATAAGGATGCATCAAAATCATCGGGATCAACGGGGGTTGCTGCAATTCAGAACGCTCAACAATATCAACCAACATGGAAAGAGCGATTTAAAAATGCACTAAAATCAGCTGCTCAAGCGGGGTTAATTGGCGCGGGAACTGGATTTTTAGCAGGAGGACCGCTTGGTGCATTGGTTGGTGGTGGCATTGGTGCAATTGGGGGCGGCGCCTTTGGGGCAACTGCTGGATCAGACAAAACACAGGGTGGAGAATCTACCGCGGCAGATGATCTTTTTTGGGGAACCCCAGAAGGATTGCAGATGCTTGAAAGATTCGATCCTGCACAAAGAGAGGCAATGATTCAAGCCCTAGAACAAGGTGTTAAAAATGTTGAAAATCCTTATTCGGGATTTGATGCAATTAAACAAGATGCATTAAGAACATTCTTTAGCGATGTTGTTCCAAGGCTTCAAACAATGTTTTCTGGTAGTGGAAATAATTCGGTGAGTTCTCCCATATTACAAACTAATATTTCAAGCGCAGGAGCAGAGCTCGCATCTCGATTGGCCGCTCAACAGGCACAATATGGGCAAACAAATAAAGAATTCGGACTTCGCCAACAAGAGTTGGGTCTACAGCCTCGTTATAGCGGAGGCCAATATACCCCTGGACAACCAGGCCTCTGGTCTTCTTTAGCCTCTAATGCAGTTCCTCAAATAGCACAAACAGCGGTAAGTCGATTGTTTGAGCCGAAATAAAAAGGATTAATATGAATAATATATGGGGAAGACTTGGAACATCGCTGGGTAGTGGTATAGGACAAGGTATCAGCTCAGGACTTGAACAAATAGCACAAAGAAGATCCGCAGAATTGTCTAAAAAACAATTTATTAAAGATTTCACTGATGCGGGATTATCTCCTGAGGAAGCGGCATTAATACTCAATTTTCCAGCCAATCAAAGATTAGAAGCATTTCAATTATTGGCATCACGCAATGCTCCATATGAGCCATCGCAAGCAAATTTCCAAGATATATTGAATGCAGAGCGCGGGGCGCCATTGCATACTCCCAATATTAGTGAGTTGCTCTCGCCGCAAATGACGCAAAAAATATTACAACAGCCACCCGCAGAATTGCCATCTTCTCCAAAAGAGGAACAAGCATCGTCATTAAATACACAATTAGAAAAAGCTCCACGTAAATTAACCGCGGCAGAAAAGCTTGCTCAAAATGGTGGCCTTACTGCAAAAGAAGCGCGTAAAGAAAAAATGGAAGAACAAAAGCGTATTGATAAAGAACTCAAGCCATATCTTGATAAAATACGCACAGAAAAAGATGCTGCTGATTTTTCACAACCTCGCCTTAATAAGATGAAGCAACTTATTAAAAAGGGAAATCTTCCTGTTTCATCTATTTATAATGTTTTAAAAAACATAGAAGATCATGTTGGCCTTGGTTCGGGAGCGGCAGCAGGAGCTGCGGCAGGAGCTGCGCTAGGAGCATTAGGAGGGCCAATTGGAGTATCTGTAGGAACTGGAGCGGGAAGTTTATTAGGCGCGGGACTTGGCGCTCTCATCGGACCAATTTCATCATTATTAAGGCATGCCCAAAAAACAACAAGTCCAGATACCGAATCATTCGAAAAATTATCTGCCAGCTTTTTGCGCGGCGCTAAAGATATATTCGGTGGTCGATTTACCAATGAAGAGATGAAAGCATATCTTGCAAGCATTCCAACACTCGCGCAAACCGATAAAGGTAAATTAGACGTAATTAATGACATGGAGCTCTTTAATAAAGCGGCAAAAATCAAATACAATGCAGCACAAAAGATCATTAAGCAAAATGGTGGAAGACCGCCTGCTAATCTTCCTGAACTTGTAGAAAATGAAGTTCGTGGGAAATTAGATGATCTTTCTGAAATATTTAGAGAAGAAAATCTTTAATTACGCTTGATGTAATACAATTACAAGGATGATGGCGAATATCAAAAGTATCACATCATCCTGTTTTTTTTGATATTCCCAGATTTCTTTTTGAACCGACTGCGCTTTCTTAAAAATCTTATAAAGGCCATAAAGCGGAAATCCGATTATCAAAATCATCACAAAAATATCAAATCCAATACCAATTAAATTCATGATGTACCCCTATACAGTATAAATATAAGGGTTTTTAAGCGAAATTGCAAGAAATTAAGTGTTTTATTTCATAATTTCTTCTTCTGTTGTTCTTAGATATTGATAAATTGCCCGGTGTATCAAGAGGCTCATCGATATATTTCTTAACGCGGCGGCAACTTTAATTTCTTTATGAAACTTCTTATGTACGCGCAATATTATCATTGATCGCTTTGATTTTTCTTTATCTTCCATATCTCTCCTTTGTGCTATCAAGATAGCGTTTTTATTGTAACAGATATTGCATCGAATGGCTGCGCTCTTTTTAATGGAGATAAATATTTATATCTTCTTTAGGAGAAACCGATGGCTGTTAAGTTATCAAGAAAACAAACCTCATATGGATATCCAAATCCACAGGCTAACTTATTTCCAGATCCAGTAGTAATTAATCGCGCTCCGACGGGTGCTGATCAAGGTGAAATTGGTCAAGAATGGATTGATACTTCTGCTAATGGCGTATATTTCCTCACCAGTATTGCCAATGGACAATCCGTATGGACGAGTTCATCTGGTGGAGCCGGAGTATTTAGCTCTCTCGTTGTAACCCCTGGGCCAATTACACTAACAGGAACAACGCATATTAATAGTGCGGGAACAGCGACAACCAATATTGGTAATGCTACCGGTAATACTGCCATTGCAGGAACGCTTAATGTTTCTGGGACAATTAGCACTACCGACGGATCAATTGAAGCGGGTAACGATGATGTTGGTGTAAACTCAAGCGTTTTCCAAGTATTAAAAAGCCGTGGTGGTGGCGTTATTACTTCGGGCGACGACCTTGGAAGCCTCATTTTCGCTGGATTTGATGGAACTGGCTATGAAACAGCTGCGGTTATATCTTCTACCTCAAGTGGAACAATTGGCGCCGGTCGCGTAGCGGGAAATCTTGCCTTTTATACTCATCCTGATAGCGCAACTCCTGCTACTTTGCGCATGAATATTTCTGCAGCTGGTAATATTGCTATGGCTCAAGCCGATTCTGGCAATACATTAACTGTTGCTGGTGCAACTAATGCAATATTTGCATCAACGGGCGATATAACTATTGGAACAGGAGATCTCAATATTAATACGGCAGGCCAAGGTATTAATCTTCCTGGACCAATACAAATTATTACTGGATCCGGAGTCCCAGCTAATGGCTTAGCGTTACATGCGGGAGATCTTTATATAAATACTACTCCAACGGTTGCTACAGATCGTATATTTGTTGCCACTGGAGTTGGCGCATGGACTAATGTGACTTGCGCTGCATAACAAGCATAGTAATAATACCCCTGGAAAATGAAACTTATGCCCAGGGGTATTCATATAATTAATAGAGAGGAAAAGAAGATGGATCAAAAATTAATGATTAGTTTTGAAGCAACAAAAGAAGATAGAAAATATACTCTTTTAGCCCCCATGGGAGCTCCAGCGCAAGAGATTTATGATTTTGCGCAAGAAATCGCGAAATACTTAATAGAAGTATCAAAGAAAAACGCTGAAGAGTCTGCTCAAAAATCAGGAGAATAATATGGCAATTGGAGGCGCGCGCGCATTATGGGAACCAATCAGATCATTAGCATTTGGGAGTATATCAGGAACATATACAGCCATAGGAACAGCAACTAATAATCCCGCAGTAATGGTTGCAATAACAAATAATACTGACGCACTTTTAACATTCTCATTTGATACAACCAATGACATTATTGTAATTCCATCAACAACCGCACGCATATGGGATATTGGGAGCAATACTATAGATGATTTTGCGGTTCCGGCAAAAACAACCTTCTATGTAAAGGGGTCCCTAACGGTAGGATCTGTTTATGTTGAAATAACGTATGCCGCCTAAGGAGATAGTATGTCACAAATTACTAAATTAAGCGGATCTGTAACCACAACAACATTTATCACTTCTGGCACCTGGACAAAGAGGCTCGGAACAAAAGTTGTTACTATTTTAGGTTATAACGGGGGCAATGGCGGAGGATCGGGCGCACAAGGATCGTCGGCATCTTCGGGAGGGGCTGCAGGAGGAGCCGCAGGAGACGTTTTCTATTATTCAACGCTTGCTTCTAATATAGGTGCAACTGCAACTATTACCATTGGCGCAGGTGGTAGTGGAGCAGCTTCCCAAACAAATATTGATTCTAATGGAATAAGTGGAACGCGTGGTGGCATAAGTTCTTTTGGCAATATTACGACATTTGCACAAAATCCTGCCCAGGGAGGAACCAGAGTGGGAACAGTTACCGGAACCGGCAATATTCAATATGGAACATTCGGTGGAACATCTGGTAATGCAGGATCAGGAACACTTACTAATGGAGGAAATGCTGGTACTGCTGGAGCAAGTAATAATACCATGAGCCCTGCAAGTGGTGGTGGCGGTGGGGGTGCAAGTTCAAATGCAACTGCATTTACAGGTGGCAATGGTGGCGCTATAGCAACCGCGTCCGCTTCTACACTGGTTCTTGGTGGTGCAGGCGGAGTTACTACGACTCCCGATGGAGCAAATGGTAATCCGGCATCCTCTGTTTTAAACGGACTTATTTTTGGTGGAACAGGCGGGGGAGGGGGAGCCGGACAAGGATCTGGAAATGCTCCTGGTAATGGTGGTAAAGGAGGATTCCCTGGGGGGGGTGGCGGCGGAGGTGGTGGATCCATAGATGGAACAAATTCTGGAAAAGGGGGAGATGGGGGCGATGGAATGATTATTGTTATGGAATTTGCCTGAGGTATAAGATGAGATATGCCGTAATAGATAAAGATCAAAATGTTATTAATGTAATTATTTGGGATGAATTATCCAACTGGGAGCCGCCTTATGGATGTTTTTTAGTAAAAACAGATGTAGGAAATATTGGCGATACATATGATATAGATTCCAATACTTTTTCTGCTCCCCACGGCGAAGGAGAATAAATAATGTATTTAAATGCACAAAGAATGAAATGGGAAGATTTACGTTCAATAGGATTTGCCGATATTTCAGGAACCTATGCGGGAATAGGTACGGCCCTCGAAAATCCATCTCGACTGATTAAATTTGTTAATACCACAGATGTTGATGTGATTCTTTCTACCAATGGTGTCGATGACATGGATATTGTTCCCGCTGGCGGATTTGTTCTCTATGATGTGATGTCCAATAGAAGTAATTCTGGAGGAATTCTTGTTCTTGATCAGGGAACTCGGGTTTATGTAAAAGGATCGCCAACCAAAGGAACTGTATATTTCGTATCAATTTATGCTGCAAGTATTTAGAAAGGGCACAACGTGAGCCAAGCAGGAAGCAATAGCGGTGGTGGTGGCGGTGGATCATCAATTCTTCAAGTTACTACTGATGCAGGAATAGCAACCCCAATTGCGGGTAATATTAATCTTAATGGAGATGGTGTTCATATAACTACCTCCGCAGTAACCGATACCATAACAATAACAGGCAATGGCATAATAACTATTGATGGCGATACTGGATCTATAACGGGAACTACAGTTGCATTTAATGCCAATGCCACGGATAGAGCGGGTAATTCAATTTCATTTGTTTCCAATAGTCCAACACAAATGGTCTTACAAATGACGGATTCCCTTCAAAATACACTTATTGGAAATACCTCGGGAAATGGAGGCATAACGGGAACACAAAATACAGCTCTAGGGCAAAGTACTCTGCAAAATATAACTACCGATCATGATTGCGTGGCGGTTGGATTTGAGGCCCTCTCGGCTCTTGATGGCTCAGGGGGGGTTAATACTGCCATTGGTTCACTTTGTATGCAAAATTTAGTCTCAGGAGAGGCGAACACAGCCGCAGGTTACTTTGCACTCAATGCTTCCCAAACTGGGTCTAATAACACGGCAATGGGATTTCAATGTCTTGCTTCAAGCACGGGAGATAATAGCAACACGGCCTATGGATTCAATGCGGGCAATCACATTAATGGTGGAAATCAGAATACGATTATAGGACTTGATGCTCTATTTACCGCAACCACAGCATCCAATAACGTGTGTCTTGGTTACGAATCTGCATTTTCATTGGCAACCGGGGTCGACAATATCGCCATCGGATTCCTTTCTGGGGGCTCTTGGACAACCAATGAGAGCGATAATATTTGCATTGGTTCTGTTGGGGTTGTTGGCGATCAGAATACCATACGCATAGGAACGCAGGGATCTGGCGGTTTTGAACAAAATCAATGCTTTATAGCAGGCATAGCAGGTGTTACTGTTTCAAACCAACAATTTGTAACTATCGATACAACTACAGGTCAATTGGGATCGGTTGCAGGTGGTGGTGGCGGTGGAATAACCACTATCGATGGCAATACTGGATCGGCCACGGGAGCCACGGTTACATTCCAGGGAACTGAAGGATTATCAGGGGGATCGGTTACCTTTATAGCATCAGGATCTCAGGTTTCATTGAGCTTATCGGATGCACAGGCAAGTACATACTTAGGTAATGGCGCAGGTAATTCAACATCTACATCCGTTGTAGGAAGTAATACTGCTGTCGGCCAGGTTGCAATGCAGGCTATAACGAGCGGTGGAGCGAATAGTGCCTATGGTGGTGGCAGTTTAGATGCATTGCTCACCGGAAACTATAATACTTGCCTTGGTTACAATTCAGGCGGCGCATACACGGGAGCAGAATCATCTAATATTGCAATTGGATATGGAGCTGGTGGAGTTAACGGAGAAAGTAATACCCTGAGAATTGGTAATGGAACTGGAACTGGGAATGGTCAAATAAATCAATCATTTGTAGCTGGAATTCAAGGAATAACTGTTACTGGTACGGCAGTCCTTGTCTCTACTTCTGATCAACTGGGCATTGCAGTATCTTCTCGTAAATATAAAGAAAATATTGTCGATATGGGATCGGCTAGCGACGATATATATAAACTTCGCCCAGTTACATTCACGCTTAAAGATAATCAAGATCAATCGATTCAATATGGTCTGATTGCAGAAGAAGTCGCAGAAGTTATGCCTAATATTGTAGTGATGGATAAAGAAGGAAATCCACAAACAGTTCAATATCATAATTTGCCAGCATTGCTGCTTAATGAAATACAAAAATTGCGCAAAGAAATTGATGATATTAAACAAAAGATTAAACAATAGATCTTATTTGTTAAGGAGAAAAAATGTCTAATGCGTATGGCGGAGTTGGCGTCAGTTTAAATTATCGTGGAACCAATGCCACTCAACCACCAAACTATACCTTTGCCAAAGTAGATCCAACCCCACAAACAAAAGGAGGTGCGACGCTTGGCGATTTATATATGAACACAGAAACCCAACAAGTATGGATATTGGTTTCTCTTTCAGGAACGGTGGGATCAGGAGGCATGGTTGCCAAATGGGCGCCAATTATTGCCTCTGGTGGGGTTGGGCCTATTTCTGAATTGGGCGGCGATACAGGAGTTGCGGTTCCAAATTCGGCTGGTTTAATAAATATCATTGTTGGGACTGGTAATGGCACCCCTAAATTCACTGGATCAAGCAATCAATTACAACTTTCATTCGATACCGGCGCCGGAAATTTAGGCATTGGATCTGGTTCAGTAGGAAGAGTGGTTACCAGCGGGGCCAACAATATATGTATCGGACAGCTCTCAGGATTTGCGATAACGAGCGCCAGTGACAATTCTGCCCTAGGAGCCCAAGCGTTGATTGGTAATATTGATGGGGATGGTAACACGGCAATTGGTGTAGCCGCTATAGGAAATGCCGCCCATCCGGCATTTAATACGGCCCTTGGAGGACTCACTGGAGATAATTACACAACTACCGAATCATCAAATATCTTAATGGGATATAATGTTGCCGGCACTCTAGGAGAAAGTAATACCCTTAGAATTGGCGTTGGCACGGGGACTGGGAATGGCCAATTAAATAGGGCATTCATACAGGGAATAGCTGGTGTATCGGTTTCAAATAAACAGATCGTAACAATTGATACCACAACCGGACAACTTGGATCTGAATCATCTGTGTCCTCTACTGCATATTTCTCTGCATATAAGAGCTCAACATCATCATCTGTTACTGGTGATGGCACCGACTACACCATTATATTTGATACAAAATTGGCCGATCCAAGCTCAAGCTACGATGATACAACGGGCATATTTACCGCTCCCGTTACTGGGATGTATGCATTTAATGCTTCAGCATTTATACAAAACATCGGTGCGGGGCATACGCAAATTAGCATGGCGGTTAATACAACAAGCGCTAATTTTGTGGGGCCACTTTATAATCCAGTTCCAATAGCGGTTGGCGGAGTATTAATAGCAATGGTACAGGCGGCAGCGTTTTTAAATGCGGGAGATACCGCTCAAATCATCGTCGCTGTTGATAATTCAACAAAAACTGTTGACGTGGCAGGCCAAGCGCTTGGTTCAGGAGTTATCACCTATGTTCAAGGCTATCTAGTAAGTTAGGAGATAACTATGGCAAATAGTTTTGGCGGACAAGGAGTTGGAACAAACTATCGTGGTAATAATGCGCAACAACCACCAAATATGACCTTTAATTCAAGAAATCCCGGTCAATATGATACTAAAAACGTATCATTGGGTGATTTTTGGATGAATACCGAAACAGAAGAACTTTGGGTATTGATGAGCCTTCAAGGGAATTCTACATCTCATGGAATGCTTGCCGATTGGGCATTAGTAACCGGTGCTACTGGAACAGTTAATACGATTACCAGCAATTCTGGTGGCGCTGTAGATCCTGATGGATCAGGTAATATTAATATAGTAGGTGATGGATCGACTATCGTCGGCACTGGATTTCCCGGAACCCATAGCATTCGATTATCAACAACCGGAGCTGTGGCAACTACGTATGCGGCTGATACGGGAACCGCTATTCCATCTGGTGGCGTATTGAATATTGACGGCGGCTCTAATATAAATACTTCTGCATCAGGAAATACTGTTTCTATAAATCTTAATGATAGTGTCACCATTACCGGATCATTTGCATCGGCAAGCGTTACCACAACTTCAGGCAATATAATTTCTGCCGCGAACATATCAACTGCCGGGGGAGATATAATTACCGGAACAGGTGATATAACAGCCGCAACGGGAACAATATCTGCAGGAAGTAATATTATTTCTACATTGGGAAATATATCTGCAACCTCAGGAACAATAACTGCGGGAACAGGGCTATCGGTCCTTTCTTTTGGGGCTGGGATTGTTCAATCTGATGCTGGTGGAACACTTTCTTCATCAAATGGAACTAATGGGCAAATTCTTATTGGGGGTGGCACTGCTCCTGTGTGGGCAACGCTTACAGCAGGATCTGGTATATCAATTGCAAATGCGGCAAATTCTATAACAATATCAGCAACAGCTTCAACTACAACGCCATTATTCCAAGCGGTATTTGGCAGCGGAGTTTCAAATGTTACTGGGGATGGAACGCTCTATACGCTTTTATGGGATACTGCGGTATTTGATCAGACATCAAGTTATAATCCCGCAACGGGATTTTTTACCGCTCCAGTTAATGGATTTTATGTATTTTCTGCATTTTTCTTAGTTACTGGATTAACAGCATCATTTACTGGTTTAAACGCATATATCTATACAACTTCTAGAAATTATCTAACAACTCTTTTGAATCCCGCCAATTCGTTTAGCGGAAATCAATATTTGGTGCATGTTCCAGCCACTATATGTCAAATGTCTGCGGGAGATACTGCATCTATTAGATTTAGCGTTGGAGCTTCAACAAAGACCATAGGTATAGTTGCTCCCGGTTCATCGGCATTTTCTGGGTATTTAATATATTAAAATCTTCTTTCTCTATCTCTTCCACTCTCTTCTCAATATCCACAGCAGCATAAAATCTGCTGTGGATATCAGTGTAAAAAAGAAGGTGCTTTATTATCTTTCGCTATTCTTTATAATCTCGGTGATCTTTATCAGCGGATCCTCTTCTTTATGCTTGAATGCGCGCAGGCACTCAGTAATAAATTCTTGGTTTTGAAAAAGATCTTCAAATGCTCGCTCAAGAAGATATCCCATGCGTTCCCAGCGAGGATGGTTTTCATCTTCACTAAGCTGGATATATTTCTCTTTGATCTTGTCTTCCATAAAGATCCATTGTTGGGAATAAGGGGCAAAATCATACGATGAAGGGCGCGTATATTTGATCAGTGGTGAATGTAATGGTTGCTCTGGTTGGTTGGTTTGCATTACGTTACCCTCTAGTTCTTAATGATGTTGCTTCAAGCTTCTCGATTCTTTGAGTTAATTTAATCAATTCATCAGATTCTGCCCAAAGCATACTCTGCATGGCATCTTCATTTTCACTAGTAAGAATATTTATAGTTTCCTCGAGCCTGATAACCTCATTTTTTAGTGAATTATATCCAATTGCGAGGATAATAATGATTGCACATAATAATCCGATAACGATGTACTCAGAACGTTTATTTTCTGCGTTCATTCTCTTCCACCTTTTTGATACGACGTATCTCACCCATTGTTACATGATATACACTCTCAGGCAGGTCAGCCAAGGTCTCAATGCCATGCTTATTGAGAATGCTTTTAACTATCCTTTCATAACCATCAAGCTCAATCAAAAGTTCATTGTACTGATGATTGGTAATTGTTTTTTCTCGGTAGTCTTTTTCGGAAAATCGAGACTCACGTGGCTTTTTAAGTTCATCAATCAATTGTGATTCTGATTGCAATTCAGCATTATCATCAAACAAGAATGGATCATTGGTGGTCGGAGCAATTCCGAGTAGCTTCAGAGCTTGTTGCCGAGCAATGAATTCTTTAATCACCGCAGTTTCCTTTGCTGATTTTTCTGATACCAATCGAGCCCATGAGCTGATCCACTGCCCACTCTCATGAATAAGCATTGATTTAAGGATGTCAGCACCACTACCCCCATCAAGCAACTCATCATATTGATAAAAGTAGATCCCATTACTTGATAAGGCTTCACGAACCGCGATCAAAATCGCATCCAGATTTGCGTAAACCTCTCCCTTGTACTTCTGATTAGGCTTGAGAGTTTTGTACGCACCTTGAGCCTTTGCAAGGGCCCCCGCAATTTTATCTATGCACTCACTGCGATATGCATTCATAGTGGTACCTATCTAGCAAGGGGTGATTTATTTCTAGCAGCTTCAACATCGGTTGATCGGATGATATTTGATTCGTTATCAATACGAGATGCGCCCGCATTTTCAAGATTTTTAATGAATTTCTCGTATTCAGCGGTCATATTAACTGCCATTTGGTATCGCGTAGCAATCCAGTTTAAGATGGGATGCAACTGATAAGTAAAAGTATCTTGTATTTCTTCAAGAACTGCATTTACTGCATCTCGATTATCATTATTGAATATAATTTCTTCGGGATCATTATCGCTCGCAAATTGATAAAGCTTTTTATGGGCATCAAAATATGCTTTTTGAACATCCATGAAATGTTTTTCAAGATTCTGTGCAAACTCAAATGATATGGTGGTTGGTTTTTGTTTTTGCTTGCGTACCTTTTTCTCTTTTTTTACTTCTTCCATCTCAAATCCTCTTTAATTAAAACTATTAAAATACTCAATTGTGATCATGATGATAACTATTATTAATGCAATCATCGCTCCTATCGATATAACCGATCCAATCCATCCAAGCGAACCATCAATTGGAAGTTGTATCTCAGGGCTATCCAATAATAACATTATCACCCCTTATTGTTCCTTATAATCATCTATAAATGCTAATACATCATTAAATTTGCGCCAAGGTATATTAGTAAGATTTGGGAATTTAAATTGTTCTAATATCTTATCAGCTAGTTCTTTATTGCCATTCAATTTTGCCCTGAGCAACCCGCATTGTTTTTCGCTGATGAATTCATTGGTGATCATAGCAACATTTTGTGACATAGTTTGTTTTGCTTCAGGTATAACATCAGTATGCCCTTCATTAAAGTCAGTCGGATCGTCGGCGGCAGCCAATCCACAGATCATCAAGGCATTATATCTTCTATGGTAGGTTGTTGAGCCACCCCACGCTTGATCTGGATTGCTGTTAAGCAGCGCTGAGCAATAGCCATTCCATTGAGATTGATCCATGCGAGCGACAATGTAATCAGGGAGCACAGGGATTGATTTTGGAGTTAGGGTTGATTCAATGCATTTCCACTGACCACTTTCTGGATGATCCAACCGCGTGAATATAGTTCCTCGATCGTATCCCCCATCAACACCCTCAGTAAGAATAATGCCATAAGGAGAGAGCATTTTTTGTATTTGGCTCAGAATGCCAGGAAGCGTGGCGTAGGTATTTCTATTGGATTTTGAATCTTTTCCAATCACTACACCATGTTCTTTATGCATGGCAAGCAATTGTCCCATGAGTATTGATATGTCTTCTGATTGATTGTGGTCGCTTCTGTACATGTACTTATTTCCTATTACTTAAAAACTATTTTTTAATTGTTTTTCAGCTTGTCCCCTAAGATGCATTACGCGTTGATGAACCATAAGGGACAAGTGTTAAGTATGCACAGATTAATGATTCGATTTTAGAGGTATTTACATTATTGCGCACATACTTAATCTGTTATTCAATTTTCCAATCCTTACCCGATGCAATCTCATATATTTTTATGCCAATAGCAATAAACAGTAAACAATCTCCAGCAATTGCTCCACCAATCTTCCAATATTCTATTGGTATAAAAAATAGTGTTCCCATCAGCTAAAATGCTTTACTAGTAAACCAACTCCAGCTCCAATACCAGCGGTACATCCAGCAACCAACCAAATACAACAACATCGCTTCCTGCGATTAATGCGATCTCGTTGCTTGGCTGTTCTATAAATATCAGGATTAATATATACCATGTGATTTCGTGGTGGTCGGGGCTCAAAGACAATCATTGTTCTTGTTGATGTGGTATGAATTACCGGCTTTGATGCCGCGGGCATAATTGGCGGGAATATTGATGGAAATACGCCCATAAAGAACATCACATATTTCATATTCATAATTCATACCCCTAACTATTGACACAATGTATATACACTAAATATAACAAATATAAGCGAAATTGCAAACAATTAAGCGAAATGTTACACTATTAAGTGTATTTATATAATCAGGAAAGGGAGTTTTATGGATTATCGAGAAAAACTGAGAGAGAGATTTATGGCTATTTTGAGCCACAAGCCACAAAATATGACCGCTATTGCCAAGGATATAGGAGTAAGCAATGAGCTTGTTCGCCATTTTCTTGGGGGAGCGCGCAATACGCAACTTAGGTCCGTATCAAGAATTGAAGCGTGGATAATTTCACAAGAAAAAGCGATTAAAAAGTGAGCTGTAGACAAATTGGCAACGACTGAAATGTCGATTGGGCTTGATTATTCAATAAAATGTCCGTACAATACTGGCACCTAATGAAGGTGTTGCGCATCTTCAACGGAGAATAGTATTACCATTAAGCAGTAAATCCCATATCAGTTAATACAGGATTTACACTTAATTTTAACAACCAGAAAGTTATTAATGGGTCCTTGTTATTGTTGTATCACGAGCAATATATACGCACATAAACCAACTCTCACATCGATTTTTTGTTTTGTATTAACGCAAGTTTCAAATCAAACTAGCCAAGTCAATCATCAGTCCCAGAAGACCTTAATTTCGGCGTTTCAATTTGTATTAGATTCAACAAAGCTAGGCTTTTATCGCATAATTCGCAATAACCGTGCCGTGCCAGGAGATTTTAGTATATGAGAGTGCGTAAACAAAATCAAGCGTTTTTAAGCGAAATTGTAGAAGTTTCCGCAAAAGTGCGGGAAAATCCTCGTGCCTATTTTGAATCACTCACGCTTAAGCAGCGCAAACTCCTCAACGGGATCTTGAATTATTATTACCGCAAGGGTAAGGCGTATATGCGTCAAGATACGCTTGCTAAGTTTGCGGGATATAAAAGCCGTCAGCATGTGAATATGTTGTTGGGTAAGTTTATTGAAGATGGAATTATCGCATCAAATTATCGCCATATGACATCATGTGAGTACAAAGTCGCACCATTCTTTGATGACTTCAAAATTCGGGCACTTTTAAGACCACTTTTGTCAGCCTTCGTAGTGTTCCCAATTCATCTGCTGGACGCGTTTTTAGGACTTCGGACACAAAATGTTAGTAATTATATTTATATAATCGATCGATCGAATCAATTTGATCAAAAAGTTATAAACAGCGCGCGCGCACGTACGCGAGGGGGCACAGTTTCGACCGATTTGAAAAAAAATGGAGCAAGTAGAATGATTGCCGACTATGTAAACGATATCGATTCGATCGAATTGAGCATTGCAGATAAGATCGCACTGTCTCGTTACAGCAAGCAAGCGGTTGAGTATTCCTTGATGCAGCTCAAGAAAAAAGACGGTGTATCCAACCCTGTGGCATACATGGTTGTTTGTTGTAAGTCATTTCAAGAGAAGAAGGCCACTGGCAAGCAAACTAAATCAACCCAAACTCGTCCACAGCGCGCCCCTGAACCGCCAAGAGAAGTGCGAGATACTTCTTTCTGGAAAAAAGACTCGGATAACATGGCACACATTGATATTGTTTCCATGGCCGCGCATTTACAGAAATCTGAAGGCATCTTGGGCAAATCCTGGACCGCTATTTACATGGACAAATACCGAGCCGCGCTTGCCCAACACGATCAATCAACCTGTCACCTGTGCTTAGATCATGGCCCGGATTATCGCAAGTCTATCGAATCCCATAAAGCGAGTGGTGATCCCAAACCGTCATTAGAAGGGCCAACATCACCTGCTTTTTCAGTCAACCAAACACCAAGAGAAAAAATGGCCGAGCTGGCCACCCGCGCTCTCGAGAGACAAAAATCAGAGAATATGCCAAACTTGACCATGGAGAGACGTGCAGTAGGGGCCCCCTCGCCAATGACCCACTCGCTATCCGCCCGAACGCCCGAAATCCAATCGACGATAAATTTGGATGAGCCGGAACCAAGTGGAGGATATGATGAGTCTGAATATGAGGAAATCTTCTAACTCAATCGAAATTCAAGAGCCGATTATTTATACGATACCCACGGACCCAATTGCCTGGGCCCGGGCGGTACCTACGCGGCGTCATGCCATGTGGGATTCTCAAAAGCAACTCAAACTCTATCTCGGATTATTTATCACCAAGTGCCACGGAGACCGTCCGTTTTACCAAGGACCACTCCAACTCAACGCCACGTTCTTCATGCCCATGAACCAAAAGATGCTCAAGTATGCAGATAAATATGAAAACAGTTGGTATGATCAGCGTCCCGATTTTGATAATCTCATCAAGCTCATAGCGGACACTTGCAATGGCATTCTCTATGAAGACGACAAAACAATATGCGCATCCAACATCAAGAAGGTCTATAGCGCTAACCCCAGAACAGAATTTACCATCATACAACTCACTCAATAACACGCATATTCACTTAAAAACATTGAAAAACGCTTAATAATGCGTTATTATATATAAGGATATACATGGCCAGACCCAAAAAAGAGAAACTTGTTCATCATATCTCAACTGACAAAGAAAAGACAAAAATAGTTGATTTTTATACAGATATGTTATTTTTCAAAGAAAAGCCCGTATCTGAGGCATTTATTGAAAGACTCGCCCAACAGATGGTTGATTGGTCAAAGCAAGAGGATTCACTTCGCATAACTCAGTTCTTTAATAAGTGCGGTATACCCAACAGCATGCTGTATAAATGGATGGATCGATTTCCTGTGTTTAAGGCAGCCCACGAGTTCACCATGTCAGCACTTGCGGATAGAAGAGATATTGGCGCTCTTACTCGTAAATATGATGGTAATTACATAGAGAAATCTCTGGGAATGTATGATCCCGAGTATAGAAAGTTTATGGAATGGAGAGCGTCTTTAGCAGATAAGAATAAAGATGCTCAGGGTACATTGATGGTACAGATGATGCCCGCTCCACAGACAGAGAGAGTGCCAATGAGAAGAAAGAAAGATGAGAATTGATAATGATGGACCTTTTTTTACATGTCATAAATGTGGTAATGGGTTTAGAAATTTTGGAGGATGGGATTATATCGAACCAATGAGATTACTTCGGTATGAAATAGAATCCTGGTGGCTTGGTCATAGTGCTGACATAACAAAATTTTATGGCTTTAGATCATGCCATGGATGCGAAGATTTTTTTTGGGGCTTACATGAAAGAAGTTTGCAATTTCGGTTTAGCCGTATTTGTTTTATTGGAAGAGAAAATGGAGCATCTCTTAGTTATATATTGAGATCCTGCATGAGAAGAAATAAGTTTGCATTGAGATGTTGGATAAGAGAAGAATTGGGAATTAAACTATGAGTTCAATAAACAAAAATGCCAGTAAAATTGATTTCATAAAATCAATCATAAAAAATTTACAGAAAATAACAACGGATCAATTGCCGGTTGTGGATATATGTAAAAAGGCAATAGAAGAAGCTGGGTGTGATATAAGCTGCAAGGCGACTTGTAAGGCTGATCAGTGCGATGTTCTTAATGATATGAATTTAGCCAGAATTCATCTAAATAGGCATAGTGATAAATTGCATACCATTATTAGTCAGGTTGAATTGTTAGAATCATGCATAGGGAAACTATATGAATAAAAATATACATATGCCTTTAGTTATTACTCAATCACCAGGCGATTATAATTTAAAAAATATCTCTGAGACTAATCAAACACTTCCAATTATGAAGTTCAATAGATATGGAGATAAACAATTTTTTATTAGCATCACCACATGGACGGTCTTTATTATCGTTGTGGCTCTTTCGGGCATTCTTTTCATTAAATGGTTGCACGCATATATCAAGAATTCTATTCATGTTATGAGTGAAAACAGAGAAATAGATAAAAAAGAGCATGAACTGCAATTGGCTGAATATGAAATAAAAATGCAGAAAGAAAAAATGTATTATGCCGCTAATGAAGAAATATATTTTAGAAAGTCCATGGCGGAATTTATACAGCTAGCTAATCAGCTTAAGATTGAACTTGAAAATGATAAAATGTCCAAAAATTCAATAGAGGTAGTATTTATTAATCGTTTAACAACCCTCTATAAATCAATGGGATCTCGTAGAGATGAGATGTTGATTTATGCTCCTCAGCATGAAGATGTAATTAAAACTTGCAGGATAAGATTGGGATATAAAAATTAGAATCTGCTCCATGGAAAGAAGTAAAAGATGCAAGAAGAGTGTGATCGCGCAGTATGTATGAATCCACGCAAGATTGTAAAAAAAGAAGATGGGTCTGTAGATTATATTCAAGTATGCGAAGATTGCATGGCACGAGAAAAAGAGAGAATGTTTTACTTTGAATGTGTTAACCTATAGGTGTATCTTATAATCGATGAGGTGCCCTATGAATAAACTGATCTTATTGCTTCCACTTCTCTTATTTACATCGCTACGTGCAGACAAAGAGCGTGAGCGTTGGGAGAAAGAGCTTCGCGATAAAGAAGAGCGTCGCCAGGAATTAAGAAGCACTTGCTATAAAGTAGGGGCAGTATCAGGCATATCTTCCTTTGTGGGAGGATCTCTGGCCGCATGGTTATTCTATTTCATACAATCCCGTAAAGACTGATATATCAAAACAATGCGCGTATTTCTCTTGTTGTTCCTCTGTACCCTAAACTTGGCAATAAGAGAGATGCGCGCAGCTCATCATCAAAGAACATATGCGGTTGATTTCTCTCTTGAGATAACAGAGATTGCCATCGATAATATTCGAACCCTCCGAGCCCCCACCCCACTTCCTATCGCCCTTTCTCGTCCAGTCGTCGTTCGTCGGTCGGGATCATGCATATTCAGAGTCATATCTTTCTGTTATTGTGCGGGAGCCATAGCGGCAATTTCTTTCCTGTCTTGGAAGTATGGACACACTTGAGTCTGATAATTTTCAAAGACTCTCATTATTTGCATTTTGCTCGCCTTATTTTTTTTATAGGGGTATCATGCTGGTGGGTAATTGGAGGAGTTGTTAATGATATTCACAATTGTTTGTCTTATTTTTATTCTTGCTGCGGCAACTGCGATCTTGATGGATTACATGGGATTTGTGGGGGAATAAAATGAGGCGCGTATTAATCATATCCTTTCTGCTGCTTTCAATGCAATTCAATTTATATTCCCAATCAAAATCAATCACCAGAAATTCAGCTCCTTATGTTTTTACAGCATCGATCATTGGTGGCGGAATCGCCATTTCTTCGATCATTATGTATATATTTTTATCCAAGAGAATAGACAAGAGATTTGATGATTTGGTTAAAAATAAAAAGAGAGATCAATGAAGATTGATGTAGAGAGTATCGTTACTTTAGACAAATTCAAATTGCGCTGGTATCAAGAACCTTTATGGGATGCCATTGAGAATAAAGGCTATCGCAAAGTTCTCGCGGTAATGCCACGGCGTTGTGGTAAAGATATCACTGCATGGAACTTATGCATTCGCCAATGTTTAAAAAAGATTTGTTTGGTGTATTATGTTCTCCCTACATATTCTCAAGCGAGAAAAACTGTTTTTGATGCGATTTCTTCTGATGGGGATAAGTTCCTTGATTTTATTCCTAAGAAATTAGTCGAAGCTATTAATATTGCGGAGATGAAAATCCGTTTTAAAAATGGCTCGATACTGCAATGCATAGGGGGCGATTCTTATGATACGTCCTTGGTAGGAACGAACCCCTATGCCATTGTTTTCTCTGAATATTCCCGCATGACACCCAAGGCCTATGAATTTGCGCGCCCTATTCTTGCTGCTAATGGCGGTTGGTGCATGATGCTCTCGACTCCCTTTGGAAAAAATCACATGTGGCATCTGTGGAAGGTTGCCCAAGATCTTGATGATTGGTATGTGTCACACATGAAAACATCAGAGATTGAACATATTGATCGGGATGTTCTTGAACAAGAGCGCTCACAGATGTCTGAAGAGCTCTACATGCAAGAGTATGAATGCTCATTTGATCGCGGTGTTGAGGGGGGCTATTACTCCAAAAACCTCGAACAATTGCGACAAAATGGTCAGATCACTGCGGTTTCTTGGGAGCCGGGCCTCCTTACCCATGTGGCCATGGATATTGGAGTGAATGATGCAACAACACTCATCTGGTTTCAGGTTGTTGGTGAAGGGACCGTTATTCGCATAATAGATTGTTATAGCAATACCGGGCTCGGGCTCGATCATTATGCAAAAGTATTGCAGGAGAAGCCCTATAAGTATGGGAAGTATTTTGCACCACATGATATTAAGGTCAGGGAATGGGGTGGTGGAGCAATTAGTCGCTATGAAAAAGCGCGACAATTAGGAATAGAATTTACCCTTTTAGATCAAGCAGGAGTTCATGATGGGATTGAAAACGTATGGACTCATTTTCCTAAGTTTTGGATTGATGAAACAAAGTGTCGCTCCCTCATTAATGCACTTGAAAACTATCGACGAGAATGGGATGAGTTGCGACAAGTATATAAGGATAAGCCCATACACAATTGGGCCTCTAACTATGCCGATGCTTTGCGCTATCTCTGTATGTCTTTACACAAGACGAAAAAGGGAATGTCCTCAGAGGAATTTGAACGCAAGAAAGCTGAGGCTTTATATGGTAGCAATGGATCCCTACCCCGGTTCTTCGACAAAAATATTAAGTATCAGGGATTTAGATAGCGGAGATATCCAAGAAAGGTAATGCTATGTACCGATTATGTATTGTATGGGCTTTCATGAGTTTCATATCTATTAATTGCGTACAAATATCACGACCAATAGTCAGAAGTTATGTCATTTACTTTCATTTGGGATACCGTCGGTGGCGCCCAACGAATATTATTATTCCTCCCAAGACAATCGGCAAGATAATTCCCAAGAAAAAAAGAAAAATCTGCGGTACATTTAATTCATTTACCGTATAAAAGTTGAGTGGAGAGACGAAGATTTTATGATGAAAAAATTAGTTCGCCGCGGCGCTTCATTGGCGATAGTTATACCCGATGCATTGCTACACAGCGTGGGCATCACACTTCAAACCACACTCTTGCTGTCGGAACAAGATGGCACCATAGTTATTACCCCAATCCTTCAACAAGATCCTGACCGAGCGGCACAATATAATCGACCCTCCCCTGAAAAAGTAGCCATTAAACAACGATTATCAACAAAAAGAATGGGCGGAAAACAACTATATCAATAATAATAGTATTAACTTGCCCTACATAAGCTCCTGATTTACTCTATGGGAATGAAAACAATTTTTATAGGGAGATAATGGTACTATGCTCATTCGACCACAAGAATATATCGGGGGCGATTTTAGTCCCATTAAAAAGAAAATAGATGCTGCATACAATGCAAATCAATCTATTTGGCAAGTATTTTGGACAGAAGCGACACTCGATACACGTCTTGAGGCAGGGGATACTTCCTTAATGGCGGAAATAAATAGCAATCTCACTAACAATGGATCTGCTTCGTATTATTTTAATCGAGTTCGCCCTCTTTTAAGCATGGTTTCCGGTCGACAAATAGATAATCGAAAGTCGACTATTGTTGTCCCACTTGAAAATGGAGATCAAGAAACCGCGGATCAGTGGAGTAAGATACTTCTCCATATTTATAAAAAAGAACATGTGTATCAAAAAATATCCCAAGCATTTCATCAGGGCGCCTGTATTTCAGGAATGAATCTCTTGCAGGCATATATAGATTTTAGCGATGATCCTATCTTTGGGGACATTAGGATTAAGAATCTTCCCTATAATCAATTTTTTATAGACCCCTATTTTAGGCAAAAGGATCTTTCTGATTGTAATTTTGTATGGGTTCGTAGTTATCTCACGCATGCAGCAGCGGCCCACTTAATGCCAGAATATTATGATGCAATTATGGCTCTTCCGGGAAATCCTACAGGAACGGGTCGCGACGGCAGATTCCAATATATGCCAGAATCATATGGGCAAACCCAGTCCAATATGTTGGCCTATGATGAATTTTATTACCGAGATTTCCGTAAACGAAAAATTGTTATCGATAAGGCAACCGGGGATTGGCGAGAAATAACACAAGAAGAAATTGATACAATAGATTTTGAACGATTCAAGTCAGAAAACCCTCAAATTGAATTACAAGATCAAGTGGTACCAACTGTTCGACTTGCAATCATGATACAAGATAAAGTTTTTTATGATGGACAGAATCCTTTTGGTATTGATAATTATCCTTTTGTTCCGGTTATTGGCTATTACAACCCAATGATGCCTTATTTCTATTCTCGCATTCAGGGAATAGCCCGATCGCTTCGCGATCCACAAATGCTTCTTAATCGTCGCATTATTTTATCTGCAGATATGCTTGAGTCACAAGTTAATTCTGGATTTATCTTTAAGGAAAATGCGGTCATCGATGTTAAACATCTATTCCAAACTGGACAGGGTCGCATCATTCCATTAAAAGCTGAAGCTCAGATGACAGATATCCAGCCGATACAACCACCACAAATACCGCCATCATTCTTTGAGCTACAAGAAACATTCTCTAAAGAGCTCAACATGGTTTCCGGTATTACCGAAGAAAACATGGGTCATGTGGTTGATGAAAATGCTTCGGGATTTAAAACGGCCATCAGACAAAACGCGGGATTTGTCACCCTCAAGCCACTTTTTGAAAACCTTGATGATTCACAGAACCTGTTGGGCAATATATTAATGGATATGGTTCGATCAAATTATGGACCAATCAAAATTCAAAATATTCTCGAGGGGCAGCAACCCCAGCCACAATTTTTCAATAAAGCATTCGGCAAATATCATTGCATGGTTCAAGATGGATTTGACACGCTCTCTCAAAAACAAATGCAGTTTGCGCAGCTTTCTTATTTGCGTGAAATGGGAGTTCAGATACCAGATAAGACAATGATTGAAGCAGCGACTATTCAGAAGAAAACTGATCTTATGCGAGAAATGGACGAGCAATCTAAACA